ATAAATACATATCTTACTAGATTTGGAAAATCTATAAATAAAGAGTATAAAGTAATTTTTGGTGATGATGAACTCTGATGTAAAGTTTTACATCATTATAAACAAATTATTAGTGAAAATTACAAGGTTATATATTTTGATTAGATATAATACCTAGTAAAGGAGGTAACGCCATGGAAACAAGAAGCACTATAGCTGAACTGCTGGCTGACATCACTCTTACGAAGAAAAAGATCGAGAAGGGTATGGCTGGAATCAGCAGTGATTCTCTGATTGGGATCTATAAGGGGGCAACTCCCCAGATGCTAATCGATGGAAGCAATGCAGCGGACTTCGAGGCTAACGCCAGGAAGTCTTACGATCAGTCTCGTTCTTTAACTGAAAACCTGAGAAAAATGATTACCCTCAAAGGGATAATCAATAATAAGGTAACTGTAAAGATTGCTGGACAGGAGTACACGATCAGCCAGGCTCTTGGATTCCTGAGTAATGATGTAAAATCTTATTACGAAGAGCTTAAGAATCTGATGAACCGGGCTATTGTGAACTCTAAATCCAGAGTTTCCAGATACAATCAAGACGCTCTGGGTCAGGAGATGATCAACAATTATCTCAAAGTCTGCCTTGGGAGTCAGACCTTGATTGATGAAACCAGAAAAACCAACCCTGATGAAATTCAGGGTTACATCGACAAATACACTGAGAGGAACACCTCTCATGTATTTGATCCTCTTGGGATCGAGAAGGAATATGCCAAGTTGTGTGAATGGTATGATTCCTTCTATGGAACTGCAGAGAAGGCATTGGCGGTAGTTAATGCCCAGACCATGATCATCTATGATCTGGATGATGAGGTTCCTACGATCCACAAGATCATTTACGCTAAGTTCGATGAGGCGTAATCTGTGATACTTCGCTGCTTGGACGAAAAAAGCAAAAATGGTGACGTTTGCAATTTCTGACGATACAGAATAGAGATCTCTGCACAGTATGAGAAAAAGATAGCGAGCCAACGTGTACTGTTGGTATAAATTTGATTATATACTAATCAAATATTAATTGTTCTAACTGTTAATGGAACAATTGTTATCAAAACTCAATACTCAAATCTCAATCGTCAAAACTCAAACAATCATCACCGGTCTTCAAAATTTAAATTTCAAAAATCATTAGAAGATCAAAAATTAGCTGAATCCTAGGGAACAGGTTTTGAGTTTCACCACTCAGCGTTTCCCTCTAGGCTGTCCAAGTAGCGATAGTATATTATAATAAGCCCACAACATCAATCCAATAAACTAAAATGAAAGGAAACTTTTATTTAGTATGATAGCCACCGTTACCCGGCACTTGGATTGTATTGTGGGTTTATTTTTTTTTGATTATATTGGGGTCAAATCTGATATAATTATTCATATCACTATTATATTAAATATAGTGATATACCATCTATCATTTCCCTCCATTTCATTTATATACCCCAGTAGGTTGATTCCTACTGGGGTATATAAAATTTTGATTAGGTATTATATATATGAAAGGAGATAGTTGTGCTATTAAGTATAATTATTACTATTGGGCTTATTATGGCAATATTATTTGGAATACTTATTATTATTGTACTAGTAGTTTGTATTTTAAGTATAATATGTAAAATTATAGATATATTAAATCATTAAGAGGTGGATAAAAATACAAAATGAGAATACTATACTTTAGACTAAAAGGTTATGCTGGTATTTATCATGGAATGGGATTAAATGAAATTGTAATTCCGTTCTCTCAATTTCCACATAAAATTATTCTTATTCAAGGAACTAATGGATGTGGAAAATCTACTATATTAAATGCTTTATCGTTAGATATAGATGGATCTGAAGCATATAGAGCTGATGCTACATATGATCCATCTACAGGAATTCCTTCTATTATAGAATATCCTGCTGAAAAAGAGATACATTTACAAGAAGGACAAGATATATATAGAATCCTTATACAATCTAATGTAAAGAATGGGAAGAGAGTTACTACTAAAGCTTATATATCCCGTAATGGTATAGAGTTAAATGAAAACGGTAATGTATCTTCATATAAAGATATAAGAAATAATGTATTAGATATGGACCCAAACTATATTTCATTATCTATGATATCTTCTGAAAATAGAGGGTTAGTGGATAAGAATCCATCTGATAGAAAAAGATTCATGTCTAATATAGTAGATTCATTAGAGTTTTTTAATGAGGCATTTAAGACTTTATCAAAGAAAGCATATGCATATAAGACATCAATAAATTCTATCAAAAATAAGATATTAAATATTGGCGATCCAGATATATTGGTAAATTCTTATAATGCTGGAAGAAAGAGATTAAAAGAATTAGATACGAATAGGCAAGAATTAAATAAATCCCTTGCAGAATGTAAAGCTACTATTAAATTATTAGACCCTGATGGAAAAATACAAGATCTATACCAATCTATTCTGGGAGAATTAGGAACAATCAATACAGAAATAACCTCTTTAGAAAGAAAATTGGAGTCTTTATACGCATCAATCCCAGATTTATCTCAAAAGCATATATTTGAAATACAATCAGAAATTAATGACAGAATATCTGAATTGGATAGATCTATATCATCTAACTCTACTGAAGTAAGATTATTATTAGAAAAGAGAGATGATATTAGTAATAGAGTAAATGATGCTAGTATTAAATTAAATAATTTGGAATCTGTAACAATCAGATCAGATATAGAGCAAATAATATCAGATTCTAAATCTAGATTATCTACAATAGAAACTCTATTGAAATCCAAAGATATTAATATGGATGAATTTCCATCCAAAGATATGATATCTACACTAAGAAGAGTTGTATTAGATATATCTAAGAGAATAGAATCTATTAGAGAATATAATGAATCTGATATTATAGCAGCTTTTGATATGGTAATTAATTGTGGAGATCCAGTAGCATCAGAAGATAATTTAAATGAAGCAATTAATAGAAATACATTACGTATAGTTGATGTAAAGAATAAGATATATGAATATGAATCTATATTGGGAAAAATATCTGTATTGGATAATAGACCAAAAGGATGTAAAATAGATTCATGCTATTTTATTAAAGAAGCATTAAGTTATAATAAAGAAGAAACAGAATCTCTATTAGAAAATCAACATAATCTCTTAGCAGAATATGAAAAAGAGATAAGAGAATGGAAACAAATGTTAACTGATCTAGATCCAATAAGAGAATTGTATGGATTAATAGAGTCTTTATTATCTTATATGCAATCCAATAAAGATTTCATTGATTTATTTAAAGAGATTAGATTTAATCCATTTAATCTAGAAGAAGTAGCACGTATTGTTATAGATAGAATAGATATAAATATTGGATTTATAGATGATATGTTAGCAATAGCAGATATGATAAAAGAATATAATAGTATTCAATTATCATTATTGAGATATGAATCAGAATTATCTAAATTCAATAATAATAAAGCATTACGAGATGAATTATCTAATACAATAGAATCTGGTAATAAAGAATTATCTGAATTAGATTCTAATGTAAAAGAATTAAATCAAAAGATAGTATTTGATAATGGTGTTAAGGCATCATTATCAAATGACCTATTAGTTGTTGAAGAAATAATTACCACAGAAGACAGATTGAATTCTGTTAGGCAAGCAAAGAAAGAGTTATCTGATAGATTCCAGAAAGTTAAAGATTCTATAAAAGAAGTACAATCAAAAGTTGATCAAGGAAATAAAATAGACCAACAACTAATATTACTTGAACAAGAATATGAGCCATTGAAGAATTCTGTCGATACCAATAAATACTATCTTGGTAAGTTAGAGTCATATAGGGAAGACTTATTAAAATATGGAGATTTATATGATAAAACAGAATTTATCAAGAAAGCTTGTTCTCCAACTAGCGGGATTCAGTCTATTTATATAAGTATTTATATGAGTAAGACTATACAATCTGCAAATGCATTATTAAGATATTTATTTAATGGAACAATATCTCTATTACAGCCAGAAATAAATCAGGATGAGTTTAGAATTCCATTTACAAATGAATATGGCTCAGAGATTCCAGATGTAAGTTTAGGTTCAACATCTCAAAAATGTATGATAGCATTATGTTTGGGAATCTCTTTATTATCTCAAGGATCTGAAAAATTTAATATTATTAGATTGGATGAGATAGATGGTGGATTAGATACTAATAATAGAATGCAATTTATACAAGTATTAATGTCTGTTATAGATTTAATCCACGCAGAACAGTGTATCATGATATCCCATAATATAGAATCAGAGACTTATGGGGCAGATATCATTCATGTATCTAATACTGGACTATCATTTGGTACAGTATAATTATATTTAATATGGAGGGAAACACAATGGGAGATGTAATTAAAATTGGAAAGAAATCAGAAGCAGACACGGCCAATATGGTTAAACAGTTTTTCAAAGATTCATCTGTAATGGCAGCCGAGGATAAAGATCGTGCAATAGATTATATATACAATGATTTCGTTGCACGAGCTACAGGAGATACAGAAAATACATCTCCTGTCCTCACTAAGGTATATAATGAAATGCATAAAAAAGATAATGAACAGAGAGAAAAATTTATGGAAAAATCTAAGAAGGCAGAAGAATTATATACTCCTAAACTTAGAGATGATATAATAATAGCATTGATTGACTGTATAGAGTATAATGCTACTTGTATCCCTAATTCAAATCCATTCCAAAAAGGAGCGTATGATATAAGAATAACAGCTGTAGATACAGATAAATTTGCAGATAAAGCTGGCAAGATCTTCTTAGATGCCTATCCTAATGAGGATAAAAAGATTATTGAACTTCTTGTAGCATATGCATTGAGAGAAGCACAGAAAGTTGATTTAAAATTATATAATCTATTGAGCGAAAATGATAAATTTATGGAAGCATATAATAAATATGTAAATACACCTCGTGATAATAATACTATGAAAGAGTTTACATTTATGATTAAAACTTCTAGAGAAATTATTGAGTTATGTAAAAGTATAGTAGACGAAGGAAAAATGAGATTATATGCATCTGTATTATAAACATAATAAATTCTCATAGACATAAAGCTTTTACATCTAAAAATACTGGACTGATTTACTCAGTCCAGTATAATATATTATTTTATTATAGGAGGGAAATATAATGGAAAACATGAATTCTGAAGAAAAAATGAATAAGGTTATCTTAGCTACTAGGTATATCACAGGTGACAAAACTCTTACAGAGGAAGAATTGAATATTGCAATTAAAGTTGTGGCAGAAGATGCTATTAGTAGAGTTTCTAAAGATTATGAACATTTAAATCATGATCTAGATGAGGCATATCAAACAGCTTGTTACACAATATCCAAAAGAAATCTTGATGAAATGCATGAAAGATACTCTCGAATTACTGCAATGATTACAGATGAAGATAAAGTTGATATGAAAAATATTATTAAGAAAAATATTAAATATACAATTGCTGTATTACCTGATCCAAAAGAAACATATGGATTTTCATATAGTATTTTTCCAGTAGTTCGTGATGGATATGATAGAGACGCTATTAAGCATTTCAAAAATAAATATGGAGATAAACTTAATGATCAAGAAATAAATATTATAGCGTTTTATGGACATATATATATTAAGAAATTGGAAAAATATGTTCCTAAATCACTTAATGCAGATAGCGATTTTTGTAGTGATCTTAATTGGATAAAAATGTATGCACCAAACAGAGATAACGATGATCTTGTAATATTTAGCTATATTATGGACGCAAGTTCCAAAGTTGCAGCTCTGTGTGAGCAGTATTTATCTAAAGAAAAAATTGCTGAAAGATTGGATAAATATAACGATTGTTATCCAATAGGCTAATAGCCTATAAATATAAAGATATCCCATATGCCAATAGCCTATGGGATTTATTTTTTTTAATATTTTTCCATTGTAGAGTCTTTTCCTATATCTATAACTGGCATAGTAACTCTTAGATTAGTACTCTTTGCCATCATGGTATTAGGATTGATAGTAAATTCTTCAACAAACATCTTGTTTCTAATAGGCATATTAGGAACTCTTTGACCAGTAGATCTATCTATCCAATCAAAATACATATCCATTCCACCTCTACTGTAATCTCTAATTAGTACTTCTTGAATATTAGGATTACCTTCATTAATCATCATATTTTGCTCTGGAGTTAGATTACTCATATAAGAATTAAATCCAGCTTCTCTTTCTTGTGGTGATGCAGTATCTGCTCTAATAATTCCATTAAATCCTGGATCTGTTGGTATTCCTCCCATATTAGCGGTTAAGTCAAATGTGGTTGGAACCTGATATATTCTATTATTTGGAAGAGCTCCAACTGGTGTATGAATATATGCATTATACATATCCATAATTGCTTTATCGTCATCCATAGCATTTGCCTGTTTGTAATCTTTATACCTTCTATATTCGGCTTCATTAACTGCTTTAATAGAATTATTGATTTCTTTGATAGCATTAATTTTGGTAGACAACATTCCAGATAATGATCCAGATAAATTAGAGTAATACATATATTTACCCTTCATAGATGATCCTCTAATCTTATCCATCTCCATCTTTACCTCAGATGCAACTTGATCTAATTGAGCTATAGTTTGTCTGAGCATATATGTGGTATCCTGATATGTATCAGAATACTGTATAGTCTCAACTTCTATTGATGGATTTTCTGAAGTTGGTTTACCATCCTCCGTACTCACTTCTGTAGATTCTTTCTTTTTTCTCTTTTTAGTAGATTTTTCTGGTAGTGATGTATTAATCACATCTTCAACAACAATAGGTTTGGTTTGAACAACTGGTAGTTTTCCGAATGGAATTCCTGTTGACGTATTTATTACTGGTTCTTGCACAGGTGGTTGTGAATAATATTGTTGTGGTTGATAGTATTGTTGTGGTGGATTATAATATCCGGTGGTATTTGTTGGAACCATATTTCCAAATGAATCTACTACATATTGAGCTGGTGGTTGTGGTAATTGTGGTAGCATCATAATTACAGTTACCTCCTATATAATTAATTTTATGTCGAATAGGTTAAAAATCATTTTAATCATGTATTATATATAAAAGAATACTTCTTCTAAAACAGCAAAGTAATAATAGAAGTGAGGAAAATTATATGGTTAAATGTACTATAGAAGGATATCCTAAAGGAAGCGATATTACTATATTAAATACTTCATATATAAGAGAGAAAAAAGATGATGATGATGGATCTTCAGCATATGTCGATTATTTGTTTATTTTGTTTAAGGATAATAAAACAGGTGAAAAACATTATTGCATAAAGAATAGCCCATCTTATACATATTATATGGTTAAAAATGGTGGTAAACTCAAGCATCATTTTATGTTTATCGAAGAAGATGAATTGGAACCATATACATGTCCATATTCAAAATTATTATATGATATAGCAACCAAAAATAATTTTAAAGAATGGTTTTATAATAACATCAGAATGAATAATTTTGCTGGAAATAGACAATTACACACTCTGAATCATGTATTTTATTCTGATATAGATATAGAAGATTATTATAGAGCATTATTTGCAGAAAGATATACTAATGAACCGTGTAAATTAAATAAAGCATATTTAGATATAGAAGTAGATGGACGAAATAGAATGGGAGAATTTCCAGAATCTGGAGAATGTCCAATCAATGCAATATCGTTTTTAAATGATGAGAATAATACATCTTATCAGTTTATACTTGAAGATAAAACTGCTCCAAATTATAATATGATACAAGAGTATAAAAAATATATTAATTCTCAAAATGGAATAAATGAATTGAAACAATTTATCACAAATACTGTAGGCGGATATAAGAAAGCAAATAAATATGAAATAGATAAGTTACAATATAAGTTCTTATTCTATGAAGATGAAGCTGCAATGATATATGATTTATTCCAATTAATGAGAGAATTATCTCCAGATATTTTATTAATATGGAATATGGCATTTGACTTATCTTATATCAGAGATAGAATTGATAAATTAGGATATAATCCATTAGACTTTATTTGTGACGATAGTATTCCAGTTAAGTTCTTTAGATTCTATGTAGATGAGAGAAATAAAAATGAATTTGCAGAACGTGGTGATTTTGTTTCTGTATCCTCTTATACTGTTTGGTTAGACCAAATGATTCAATTTGCATCTAGAAGAAAAGGAAGAGGACAGTATGTATCATTTAAACTGGATGATATAGGTAAAGAAATAGCTGGTGTTAGAAAATTAGATTATTCTAATATAACAACCGATATTATGCAATTACCATATTTAAATTTTAAAATATTCTCTTGGTACAATGTAATGGATACAATTGTACAAAAATGTATAGAAGCTAAAACCCAAGATGTAGAATATGTAACAACTAAATCTCTAATTAATAATACGAGATTATCTAAGGCCCATAGACAGTCTGTATATTTGGCAAATAGATTTAGAAAAGAGTTTAAACAAAAAGGATTTATAATGGGTAATAATGTGAATATATGGAATGAGAAGCCAACAGAGAAATATCCTGGTGCAATGGTTGGTGATCCAACCCATAATTCTGGAGAGCCAATGATAAAATTACCCACAGGTCAATCAATATTTGTTGCAGACAATGTGATAGATTATGATTACAAGAGTCTGTATCCATCTATAACAATAGAAAATAACATGGCTCCAAATACTCAACGTGGGAAGTTATATATTGATGAGCAAGTACATGATAAAGAACATTGGGATATGTACACATCTGATGAAGAGACGGCTAAATATAGTAGAGCTGGAGAGATGTTAGAAAATATGATGTCTGGAAACCATATAGAATTCTGTCATAGATGGTTGCATCTTGGAAATATTAAAGAAGTATTGGATGATATGATAGAACTATATAGTGCCATTTCTATTAAACCTAATGTTGGTGTAAAAATATTACCGTTTAAAAATGTACATGGTATTGAACCAATGATAGAATATGATGGAATGATAAAAGGAGTTACCTTCGATACAGAGTATTCAGACAAAGATAAATTATTATCTGAAGTCAGAAAGAAGGCATTTATATGATGACTAATATGGTAGATATTTATAATTATATATATCCTATTGTGTCATCATCTGGATTTATAAAATCTAACGGATATATGATAGTTCAATATGACGTATTGATTATGATATCAGAAGATAATTCTGTAATGAGTATAGTAAAAATAAATCCAGTAAATATATTATATATTGGAAATATACATTCGTTTATAGCATGCAAATCTAATGATATAAATAACTGGTTGATTAATACATATTTCCAAGGAAATGCCTTAAAGTATTATTCTATTATTGATATTTATAATAGATATAATAATATATCTTTACCAATAGTATATTGTGAAGATGATATGACAAATATACCTGGTTTTGACAGAGTTATAAAATTAAATAATCCTGATTGGTTAACAATATCTAATAAAATAAAACTTTCGGTATGTAAAGCTATAACTCCTGTAAATAAAGGAGATAAAGTTGGTGTTATAATATACGATAATAATGATAGTTATATAGTACAATATAATTTATATAAAAAGAAGTTAAATAATACAATATATACATATATGAGAATATTAAAAATTTAATATTCTTAATTAGATATTATATACATGAAATATATTGGATGGCCCTGAGAGCAATCGAGGTGAGCGATCATGGGAAAATTCTCCCTGGGTTAGAGTACACGACCCGGAGATATTGGCTACGGTCAAACAGGTGTACTACCTTCCCATGCATCCAATATATTTTTTATTTAATCATAAGCTTCATTATATCAAGCGGATTATTTTTATTCATAGTTCTGGTTATATATCACAAGTAGAATTTAATTCAGAAGTGGTATTATATATCACACAATTCGTCAAAAATAAATAGCGGATTATAAACCCGCTATTTATTTTTTTTTGTGATTATTATACCGCGAAAACATAGATGTAATCGAGAATGGCTAAATATAAAGGAGGTTTAAAATGCCTGATAACAATACTAAGCCTACTAAAACAAATAGAAGATTAAATAGTTTATTAGATCTTTTAGGAACTCAAACCCAAGACCTTTTTAAAACAACATATCATTCTACTGATGTAAATAAGCAAATGTTTAATAAGATATCTGGTGACTTGAATACCAGTATTCAAAATGCTATATCATCAGATGATAATTTCGCAGATTTATCTAATGTAAGCCAATTATATGAAAAGATAATTAAAAAGAGTGGTGGAATAGGTACAGCTAATACTTTTGATAAAGAGGGTAAAGATGGAGATTCAATGATTGAGTTATTCTCTAATCAAGATCTATTAGCTAACTTAATGAATACATATGCTTCTACTAAATGGATTAAAATTTTAGATGAAGAAATAGATATGTGCTGTAAATATATGCCAAAGCTACAGATAGCATTAAACATTAAAAAAGATAATGTGCTTTGTGCAGATAGTTTTTCGCAATCATTTATTACGCCTGTGCCATTAATTAAATTATCAGATGACCAAAATGGTACATTTTCAAAGAATTCGGAATATATAGAGAAAATGTATCAGTTTGAATCTAATGTAGAGCGTTGGTATATGAGTACATCCAAATATGGAGAAACTTTTGTATATTGTGTTCCATATGAAAAAGCTTTAAGAGAATTATTAAAACGAAAGAAATCAACACAATATTCAATGAAAGAATCCTACATCTTAGAAAATGGTAGATTTGGAGAGTATTTTAAGCCACCTATAAACTCTTCAATTAAAGTCGATCCAAATGGAAATGGTTCTATTAAATTAAAATTAGATAGAACTGGATTGATTGGTTCTGTATTAGAGAATGTAAATTATGCTAGAGAGAAATTAAAGAATAGTATGTTTTGTCAATCTCTATATGAAGATGTATTACATGAAGCTAATGGAAAAGAAAAAGAATATAAATTAGATAAGACTATTGATGATGTATTATCATATGATGATAGCACACCAGATGGATTAATAGATCCAAATAAAAAAGAAAAAGATGTTGCTAATAAAAAACTTAATGTTCCTGGATGTGTTGTTAGAACATTAGATAGAGGTAGTGTAATTCCATTATATATTGAAGATATATGTCTTGGATATTATTACATTACATTGCATTTAGATGATCTTGTTGATGTAAATACTGCATCTGTATCTAATGGATATAACTCTATAACATCTATGTTCAATAATAGAACAACTGTTACAGGAACTACAATGAGTAATGAGACAGTATCAGACGCAGATGAAGTATTAAAATATGTATCTGCAATGATATCTAAAAATATTGATGCTAATTTCATTAATTCGAATCAAGATCTTCGTAAAGAAATTTATATGATGCTGAAATATAATGATAGGTTTAATAGAACCACCAATTCTATAGATATGAATGTTACATTTATCCCACCAGAGGATATAGTACATATTAAATTTAATGAAGATCCCATCACTCATAGAGGTAGATCTGATTTATGGGATGGATTAATTGCTGCTAAGATGTGGATTATGTTGAATACAACCACTGTATTAGGAAATGCAATTAGATCTCAAGATCATAGAGTATATTATGTAAAGACTATGGTAGAAACCAATGTTGCAAAGACTCTTCTTAATGTTGTATCCCAAATTAAGAAAGGCAACTTTGGTATGAGGCAAATGGAATCTATCAATAATATATTAAATATTGTTGGTAAATTTAATGACTTTGTCATTCCTGTTGGCCCATCTGGTGATCAACCAGTGACTTTTGATATTATGCAAGGTCAGAGTTTTGAAATGCCTACTGATCTTATGAATCAATTAGAAGAATCTGCCATATCATCTACTGGTGTTCCATTAGAAATAGTTAATTCATCTTTAAATATGGATTTTGCTATTAGATATACTATGACTAATGGTAGATTATTACGTGATATTATTGCAAGGCAAGCATTATATTCTAAACCATTATCTATATTATATACTAAGATTTATAATTGTGAATTTAATGACCATATGGATATTAAAATTAAGCTTCCAATGCCATCATTCTTATTAACAACTCAAGGATCACAGTTGATTCAAAATACTACTCAATATATAGATGCTATAACTGAAGCAATCTTTGGAAATACAAAAGATGATAATTATAAAGCTATGTTTAAAAAGAAGATGCTCTATAATTATTTACCTGGATATATTGAGCCAGATATGATTGATGAGATTATTAAAGAGGTTGAAGTTGGATTATCTATAGATAAATCTAAAGCTGTATTAACTGGAGAAGAACAATAAATAAACAGGGGTGGGCTTTATAGCCCACCCCTTATTATGGTTTTATTTACTTAGCCTTAGCAAGGGAATACTTATCTTTTGCAGTACCCATATATTTTCCATCACTGGCAACGGCTTTCTTAACAGAATCAATAGATCTAGCTTCTACTAAATTTCCCTTTTCATCTGCACCACTCTGTACGTTACGTCTAATAGTATCCCAATCGTAGTCGTTGGAATTAAGAATAAGACGCTCTGAGCGAGGAGTGTCAGAAGCAAGCTGATATTCAAGTAGAGCTGCAGCAAGCTGATCTACCTTATTACCCATAATCGGGAAGCAGTTAAAGCTAATATTGATTTCTGGGAAAGTAATATCGCCACGAGTAGAGTTATACACAGTACCCATAGGAACACTAGTTGGCTGGGCATTAGCAAGCAGATATGCTTTTTCAAGCTTTCTACAGGTATTATCTGTCACATAGTATAAAAATGTAAACACCTCATAATCTGCACCAGGATCAGTTACCTCTCCTGCCTCAATAAGACCATGATAAGTCTTAGCCTGAGAATAAGGATCTTTGATACCAGTCATGTAAGTCTGAAGATATTTGGTAATAGGAGCACCAGATCTCTCGTAGAATGACATAGAAACCTGAATAGATGTATCCATATTAACCTTGTTAATCAGCTGAAGTTCGTTAATACCATTAGTAATAGTACCAGCATCTGCAGTGATATCAGGAATACCATCAAGACCTCTAAATTCACCTTCAAGGAAATGAACGAACGCGTCTTGATAATTCTTTATCTCGGTATAGTGATTTCCAAGAATCTTCATAAATTCAGGAACTGCACATACAACAAGGAAAGAATATGATGTTTCAAACATATCAAACTGACGAAGATTACTAAAATCTGTAACACCCTTCATCAGCGTATACTGTGCAGCACTTCTTGGTGCTTTAACATAACTAAACATTGGAACTGTATTTGTATTTCCAGAACCAGAAACCGGTAGCTCGGCCATATATACTATTCTCCTTTCATTATACTGTAATCAAAATTACTCAATTGTAATAACATTTGATTCATAGTCAGCTGCGCTATCATTAGGAGTACCATCAATAGCATATACATCAAAGATTTCACTCTGTTCCCACATCTTATAATAGCATTCAATAGATGCGTGGAATATATGAGCCTGAACTTCAGCAGGATCAGCAGTATAAATCATCTGAATGCTCTGGAAATACTTACTAAATCTATTAAGAACATTATCATCAACAAGGTGCTTAATATTAGTAAAATCATTTCCTTCAATAAGCTGGAATCTAATTCTTGGCATATAAGTACGAATAGCCTTTACAGCAACCTGGGTTACAATAAGGTTGTTTGCATAGCTAAGAGGTCCAAGAGACTTCCATGAAGTATACAGTGATTCAACCTCAAGAACGCCAGGATTGGTGTAATTAACAAAGTTAACCTGAAGCTGATCCATAAGGGTCTTTTCATCAACACCCTCATTAAAAATACTTGTCTTTGGATAAATCTTTGGAGCAAATCTAAGAGTTCCCTCTACAGCTCCATCAATTGTAAATCCATTAAATTGCCCAGCAAGTGGACAAGCAAGGCTATTTGCATAATATGGAACAAGCTTTGGAGCAATACTATATACACAAGTAACCGGAATTTGCTTCTTAGAATATGGATCAATTATATCGTATACTGAACAATAATCTCCAGCAAACGGGGTTTCTGTCCATACGTATCCACCATCACTATCCTGCTCTGTAACTTTATTAACAACATCGGTATATGAGTTAATATTAAGTCCAAGATCTCTAAAGTAGAAGAAATCCTTTCTCCACTTAGCAAGAGTTTCAATTTCTCTCTTAACAGCATCTGGATAGTTAGCATCACAGCAGAAATCAATCTTATAAACATCAAGATCGAAAATAGAAGTGGTAACACCACCACCAAAGAACTTTACCGCTCCGTTTGTCCAAGCTTCGATAGGAGTATTTGCTCCTGGGAATGGAGCATCTCCAAATGAGCCATTAGATCCAGAAGTAAGACCAATGCCATAATTGTTATTAAGAGAAATCTTGGTCATTCTGGTAGTTTCATCTGTAGCTGCATCATTGCTGATATCTACAGTGATCTCATCCATCTTTTTACCAGCACTGGTATATCCAAACAGAGGATCGTTGGCATACAGATAAGTAGTAGTAAGACCAGATACATCTGCAAGTCTTTCTATAAACAGTTTAATTCCATCATCAAAACTCATAGTCCTAAACTGTACAGTTGACTTTTCAATAAGGTTAAGAGCCTGAGTTGTTCCTCTATCAAAGGCCATTTTAGCATCAGGATTAACTGAGAACGGAGTGGTTTCTGCAGTAGCTCCATCTTCAATATCATAGAGATAATATACACAGAACGGCAGAGATCTGGAAAGAAGATAGTTAGGAACAATCTTGAATTTCTTATTAGAAACACCACGACCGTTATCGGTAATTACCATAAGTGGGATAGGATACTGACTAAGGTCTGTAGTAGTATCATCCGGGGTTGGGGTTGGAGTAGGTTCATCTGGATCAACAGTTGGATCATCTGGGGTTGTAGGAGTATCAGGATCAGTTGATGGATTATCAGGATCTGCTGATGGATCATCAGGGTCCCCTCCTGGTTCTACACCACTTGCAGCATTCTTATATGCAAGAATAAGATCATTAGCTGCTGCAACCACTTCAGCAAAACTCTTTGCACCTTCAACAGTCTGAATATTGTATTCAATTGTTGCAGCCGTTCCACCGGATTCACCACTAATCTTAGCAGTAACAATAGCATTACCAAGCGTTGCATCCTCAGCAACAATACGGCAACCAAGGAAAAGACCACCAGAATTAACAATATTGTGAGCCTGAAGAAGAGGCTGACCATATCTAAAGAAATCGGCAGTTTTACCATACATCGCTTTGAAATTATCAGCGTTCATGAGAGTCATTTCTTCAGTTCCCTTATCAGAGGAGAAGCATCCAAGGAAAACAGGAAGTTGTGACTCATCTTGACGCACTGTAGTGGTTTTAGTAATCTCATAATGATTTACTTTCATTCCAGCATACATACGATTTTTATCCTCCTTTATATTGGATATTATTTTCACTTTTTATTATATGACCACAATCATTAGAAAAGGGCAAATAATATTTATAGTAATGTTTGATATTGAGATTACATCATCATTACTTGTTCTAACGGTGATTCAGTGTGTTTACGTTTACCTTTTTCTATTTCATCTGATAATAATACAGACGACATTACAGCTTCGTCAAAATTCTCTGATGATATAGCGGCAAATGGTGATATATATTTAGGTACTTCATTAATAGGAATTGGAATATATGCGTTCATATTTTCATTAATAGCTTTTGATAATCTAAATATATTACTTATATCATCTGGATCTCTACAAATTTTAGAATATATTACACCCATAACTTGAGAATGAATAGCAAATGATCCACCATTCAGTTCCATTGATTCGTATATATAATTGTATAAATCATCATATCTTATTGTAGTTGGTATCTTACCTGTCTTAATATGTAATTGTAATAAATCATTCACATTGTCCATATCTTTAGGAGTATATACATTAGTAATCAACTGATCCCCAGGATTAAATGTAAGTACTCTAAACATATGCTGTTTTCCTTTAGATCCTTCTTCGTCTATATTATGTAGTTTATCGTCATCTTTACCAACAAATATATCTGAATCTAATTTCTTTTCTATTAATGATGGTTTGCATAAAAATATTGATGGATATACAAATGTTCTTAATGTACCAAGCACACCTGTTTTTGATATAATTCTATATGTAAACGATCCAAGTAATTTAATATAAGATCCTTGTACAGTAGCACTTTTACCTTCAAAGTAAGTTTCTGGGATATAATATTGAAGTATACCATCACCTTTAAATATAATAGCGTTTCCATCTCTTTTAGTAAAACTAGGAATCTCTTTATATTTAAATTCATCTGCTGCCATAAAATCACCTCTCTGAATAACCAATTACTGTATAGTTTTTCATAGAAAAAATAAAATAAATTTTGAAAAAATAAGAGATAGGGATATATCCCTATCTCTTATAAATTAATTACATATCATGTACCAAGACTCTTACATTAAATGTAAGAGTACCAGTTGGCTTACTATCTGCTGTTAATGTAATAGTATTATTAGCAGTACTAGCAGAAGCCAAATCTATAGAATTATCGAATAACGCATCTATTGTAGCATCATTAGCTGGATCTAGAACGATATCATAATTATCTGTATCTAATATATTGGTTGTTATGGATTTTACACATGTCCACCCATTTGTATCATCACCGGTCCAGTTTCCAGTTGTGATTGTAATAGTTTCATCATATCCCTTTGTACAGCATGTTACAGATTTATCTATACTAATAAGATGATAATATGTATTATATACAAATAATGCTACATCACCAGATTTAATTACACCATCTGCAATAGGTGCCCCTTTATAATATATTGCTTTAGCGCCTTTATTATTAATATTTAAAGTAGCATTTGCATCTACATCATAACTAAATTTAACAGCGACAAATCCGTTTATTGTTGCTGCATAAGATGAAAGAGTTACAAGTTTTGCTGGTGTACCATATGCAGTTGGGCATGTGCCATATCCAGTACCAAGAGAAGCATTACTATATGTTGTGGTTGTATCTACATGTCCAACCCATAACCAGTTGGTTCCATCATATATAAAATGGCATACCATTCCTGCGCCTAAATTTCCTGTTGCAGCCATATTGGTAGTACCATATCTTTTAATAGCCTTCTCACCTGTAGAAGATACATTTAATTTGAGATTTCCTGTAGCAGCAGTATTTGCAATTGTAAATTTAACAAATACATCAAGTCCTTCTGACAGCTGTGTAACTCCAGGTATAGATACTTCTTTAATAGCTGTAGCAGCTGCTGTTGTACATACACCATATCTTATCAAAGATACAGCTGTTCCAGTATCACCGTCTCCATATGTTGGAGTAATAGCATTATTAGCTGCTGTAATAGAAGCAACATATTTCTCTTTTAATAGAGTATGATAATCAGATAGTCTATCTAGACTAATAAATTTCTTCGCCATTATATAATTACCTCCATGAGATTATTAGTTAAGTAAACATACCTGATATATCGCTGTCTAATGCTTCGTTAGTATAATCTGCAACTACCTCATGTTTATGATTATTGCTATCCCAAATAGAAATGGTCTTATCTGCCTTATTAGCATATAATACACCCTCTTCACCATTCTCCGGAGCAGTATCATTAATTATCACTCTAGCAGAATCAAATGGAGATAATACAACTTTCCACCCATGAAGAACAGAATATACCCATAAATTTTGAGTTTCTGCCACAAAATAAATCGATTCTTGAGTTGGATTATTTAAAGCAACTCTCTGTGACTCGGTATCTAGGATAACAAATTGGTTATAGAAGGTTCTGATACCATTAGAATCTAATGCGATTTGCTTTTTGTCTTTGATAAAAAGAATCCTACGATCAGCTATTTCTAAGCCGTCAACATTAGAACTCCAACACTGCACTACAGAGAGTGAGGATTTATCAATAGCCATATTACCACTCCTTATCTTCAAATATATTTTCACGAATATATATACTATATATATGATTACTCAAATGTTTTCAATATATTAACATGTATAAATACCCCACTCTTCGAAGAGTGGGGTATTTATTATTTTGCTTTAAAAGTTCCAATTACTCCATATATATTTACACCTTCTCTTATATTTTCCGGTATTAAATTTGGTTCTGGAGCAAATACCCAGTTAGCACCTTGTATATATGCGTTATTTGGAGCTGGAACTATTAATCCTCTTCCTCTATTAAGACCAGATGTATCATCCCATATTTTAGCAATACCAGAATTATATCCTGCATAAGGTGATACTCTATCACCTTGATCTGCATTCGGTTTCCATATTGATATTGATTGTGATATAGATACTTTTGAATAATATCCTTCTGGTAATGTAATAGTTCCATTAAAATTTAGGGTATTTATTTTGGAACCGTAATTAACCATTTCTCCAGGAAAATTAGATCTTGAACTATTAGATGCTGTATATTTAGTACCAGTATTATTGGCCCCAGATGATTGTAATACTTGTTTTGGACCAGCTGTTCCCTTTCCTGTATATGTTCCTACAGTATCTCCTACAGTAACACCATAAGCAGTAGCACCTTGTTCTATCTTTAACGTACCAGATTGTGGCTCATCTGATCCTGATCCATAAAATATATATCCATTTCCTTTTCCAAATGGTGATATATCAAGCACCTTATCTTTAGTAGCAGTAAGTTCATCTAGATCTACCCCGCCTGTACCACCACCCAATGAAATTAATGCTTTGGCCATAGGTTTTTCTCCTTTATCTTATTTCATATACTCTATGTGCAATAGGATTATCTTCAGGAGTTGGGTAGTCCCATGATTTTACATATTCAAAAGTAGAACCGTTTCCAGTACATTTCATGTATCCATAAAATGTTTTCATTCTACTATATGGGGCCAGTGTATATGCAACAATTTCGTCATCATAATTAATAATAATATCAAACCTGCTGGATAGAAAATAACTTTCATTTTTTATCATATTTACTCTATACACTTTTCCTACTGTTTTTCTAGCAAGAGTAGATTGATTAAAATCTATTGATAGATCATATCTACGCCCACCCCAGGTAGTTCTTACTGTTCCTACTATTTTTATATAAGAATATATTTTATTTGTAGTAATATCAATATATAATTGATCTAATTTTTCCATTGAGTTATATCCATTGCACGCATAGAAATCTACAGAACTATATATACCCATTTTAGCACCAGAATATGTGGTTGGGTTTCTATATACATATGTATAGAATTCTACAACTCTATATAATTTTCCTTTTTTTGATGGAATAAATCTTTTGTCTAGAACTATTTCTTTGCTTTTTGATGTTGTATAGCTTTCTAAAAAATATTCGTTTCCTCGTTTATATATTACAAATGGGTCAAGTTTTCCATTATATCCTTCAAACCATGGACAATGCCCTGTTTTTCCAGCTGGATCTCCATATACTGTGTCTCTTCCGTATATATCATAATAGATTGCATTGTTTTCTACACCTATTGGATCTGTATACGTATAGTCGTATGTTCGTATATTATTGATAGTTTTTGATGATCCTCTAGTAGCCTTATCGTATGGTACTAATGTACCAAGATCAACAGAACACTTTTCTCCTGGAATCAATTTTATTCCAGTAACAATTAATTTTGCTTTAAACGGAGTATTTACCTTTTCTCCATCATTTGCACCATAGAAATGAAGCTGTAAATAATATTTACTTTTTCCACTTCTATCTATTGTGATACCTGGGATATTACATTGACTGCTCCCAACATTCAAATATCCTGGACAATTTAAACACGTTGTCCCGTTTTCTGAATGACGGTCATCCCATTTTGTGTTTGCTTCTCCTAAATACATGCGTTCTGATTTATATTCTGTCCTAGTACGTCCCATTTCTTCATCATAATATTCTCTTGAAATTCCGACGTAACATACCATATTATAATTATATTTAGAATATGATGCTGCAAGGCCTGCATTACAATGATTCCATACAAGATAATAATTTATTTTGATTTGTGCATATTTGGTTATGTCTATTGGATCTTTTAAATTCACAAATGTGTCCCATTCCTGTACATAATGTCTACTTCTATGATCCATATAGGCATAGAATCCAGGCCTTCTAGCTGTTTGGTATATATCTCTATATCTTAATCCTGTATAGTCTGCCATTGGATAATATGGCTTATCTTTGCCTACTTGAGTAAAATATCTGAATGTAAATTGATCTTGATTATATAATCCATTTGGTCCACTACATTTATAAAAATTAAATGAATTATCTAGCATATATCCTTGTAAACTTTTTCCTATTAATGGGTCGTGTAAAACAGAATCCCCTGGATAAAAACAATCTATTCTTGCTTGACCTCTTTTTACTCCAGAAGATGCTGGGACGTCTAAAAATATTTTAAATCCCGGCTGTTCTAGAAATTTATCAAATATCATTCCGTTTACATCTCTCCATCTACCATACTCGTCTAAATAACCATATTCATATACATATCCTTCTCCACCATATCCGTTATATGTATATACTATATCTGGAGAACTATAATCGTTATAGTCAGTATATAACTCCCATCTATCATATCTCCCATTTGTTACAGTAGATCCTGGAACAGTATTTCCATAATTGATATACTCATTATGTTCGGCTTCCCATGTTGTGTTCCCATTTGGATAAGATTCATACATCTCTAAGCATTTAAATTTTGCACCATTTACTGCATCGTTCATCCATGTTCCTGCATCATATAATAATACATCACTATCTGGGAATGGAGATTTTGCTGTGCCTTCTATACCAAATATACTAATACCAGATCTAATATTTTCTGGTTTTATATTTGGCATTGCTAAAAATACCCAGTTTGCACCCATCAATCTAGCGTTATTTTGTATTCTTACAGCTATTCCTCTTCCTCTTGTCTGATCATTTATGACTACACCATTATTTGCTCCGCCATATGCGGTGATAACACCAGCACTATTCGATGGAGCTTGCCATATACTAAGATTCTGAGTAACTTTAATACTACTATAATACCCAGTATCTAATGTTTTACTATAATTTATGGTAACATTTGTATCATTTAATAATCCTTTGTTTGGTAATGTTCCAGCAAAATTAGATGTATCTTTATTAGAAGCAGTATATCCTTTTAATACTTGGCCAGGACCTGCATTACCTTTACCTGTATATGTACCAGTCTTTCCTAATATAGTTACACCAACAGCAATATTTGCATAATTTATTTCTAATGTACCAGTTTGTGGTTCATCTGATCCAGCACCAAGAAAGGTTAACGATTTTATAACTTTTGGGGGAGTGGCGGTTAAAACATCTTCGTCTATTGAAGACCCACCGCTTCCAAGTAAAATACATTTTGCCATATTTAGTTTACCTCTCTATTAAAATATTATATAAAAGTTGAAGAGGGAGGGATTTTACTCCCTCCCTCTATTTGTTATGGATCTATTGTATAATCTATAAAATCTATTTCTTCTTCAAATGCGCCATCAATCATAGCTTGAACATCTTCTTCACTAACAGCGATTTTTGTATATGATTTAGTATATACACTTTCATTATCTAATGTATATTTTATATACCTATTATTTTCTGCATCAATACATTCAAATACAACATCGCCTGTTACATTTGTATATGATACAGGAATAATCATATCCCCAACTTTAATAGCAGTTGGTTTACCTAAACCAATGTAATAAATAGCATCTTGATATGATTTATCACCATGATATTTGTCTTCTTCTCCATCAATTGGGGTAAGATTAATAACAATACCATTTTCGTTATTTATTGATGTATATAAATCTGAAGTAAATTGCTCTTCTGAACCTTCATAACCAGCTTCTACAGCATATTCATATGCCGATTTTCCATCTTTACCGGTAAGATAAGGAATTGGAATAAATTTTCCATCATCTCCTCTTACATATAAAACGTCTGTATATATATTTTTTAATGCCATAGTAATATCTCCTTATTAAATACTCATTACATATGACCATTTAGCTACACTTGCATTTCCACCAAACACACAGTTATAAATGGCTCTCGTATTTTTATTTATATATACATCACCTTCAATACATACATCTAATCCAGATTCTGGGAATACAGCACCATCTGTTGCAGCACCTCCAGTAATAGCTGTTCCAAAATATATTCTTGCTCCTCTGCTATCATCAGCATTAACTGCAGATAATATCATCTGGTTAATTTTACTAGATGACCAAGTATTTTCTTCAGATAATGACGCATCGTCTATAAATGGTACTATATTAGGTTGTGGATCATGCGTAGGTTTAATCCAAACTTTAACCTCTTCTTGATCAGGTTCTTCATCTTGTACTGCTACAGTTTTAGCACCATATCCTTTAAGAGATTCAAGCCACTCTTCCTCAGTTCCTTCAAACCCAAATTCTACTGCAACTTCATATGCAGATAATCCTTGTCCACCTGTTACATCTTTCCATGTAAGTCCATCTAATGAATACTGTAAAGCACCAACTTCGTTTTCTCTTAAAAGAGTAATTCTTTGATTTTCGTTATCAACTGAGCATACAACATTGATAATCTCTTCTGCGTTAGTAGATATTATATCAATATCTATAACCTGATCTGGTCTTATATACTTAACCAATCCAGCATATTCACCAGATCCATCAATTTGCATATAAGCAGCATTTCCAGTTCTTCCTAATGATGAATTAAAGTTGCATCCAATCTTTGCAACCCTACCTGTAATGGTAGACTTTTTATTAATATCTTTATAGTCACAAGTTAAAATATCGTTTGTTTTAACCAATACAGATTTGGTCACATCACTATCATAAGTAAGAGTGAACCTGATCTGATTTACCAATACTGATTTAGAATCAAGTAGCATTAGATCTATACCGTCCTTTCTTCAAAAGGTAAAACATTCATTATATTAAAGTTTGAAATAAATGAAACATTAACATAATAATCTTATAAGGAGAAAATACTATGGCTATATTTAATGATAATAATCCAAATGTAAGACCATTAAATATCAAATATTTTCCAGAGCTTATAATAGAAATATTAGTAGCTGAAAAGAATCATGAAGGGCTCCCGGTATCTGTAATTCATTGGATTGATACATATATAAACGAAGATTATGGAGTTGTTTGGAATCCAGATACTAAACAAATTGTTGTCATAGATGGATGGAAAATTCAACCAAATGGTGATATTATAAAAGCAGAATAAGAAAGGACTTTTATGGTCCTTTCTTCATGTAATTTTAAACTTATTAATAAATACCTTTTATACTTAAATTCTATAATCTGGAGTAGTCAAATGAAAGAAACATTTTTTGCAGCCGAGCCGACCACAGTAGATATAGAACAGTATATTCTGACAAAACGAATAAACAGCGAGCATGAATATAGTAATGTACTGGATGCATTATCTGCTATAAGATCTGTAGTAGATACAGTGGAAGAAGAATTTATGTATTCTGTCTATAATATAAACAAGACAGAAGAAGCGCTAGTATCTATAATATCTTTATTGGAATATCAAAAAGACTTATATATGAATAAGAAGATATCTGTAGATGAGATTATGGATAATATAAATGCCATACTATACAATACGGGTATTATGGAAGAAATATTAACTAAAGAAGAATATAAGAATACAAATTTAATTATATATAACATACGAGCTTTACGTGCATATGCTATAGCACTAAAACATTTTGTAGAACGGTATTCAACAATAGAACCTGTATCCAAAGAATTAATATTAACATATTCTTATTGTAATTTATTATATTATTTATGTGAAGCCAAAAGATGGAATAGAGCCAAGCTTCCAGCTGTATCAAAGATGTATAATTCATTTGCTGATCATGAATATAAAAAATATCATAAATTAAGTAGAAAATATGATGAACATGTCATAAATAGTATGGCTACTCATGGGTAATAATAGTATTTATTTTTTTGGTATCATAAAACTCTATTAGGAGATTACGTGTTATGAAAGATTATCGTAATGTAAAAATATGTCCTATATGTAATAATAGAACTATGGTATGTGATACCAGAATAAAAGATGGCAACTTGATAAGATTAAGAGAATGCACAGTGTGTAATAATGTATTTAAAACAATAGAAATATTTGAAAATGAATTACCTACTGAAAATTCAATAGATTCATATCACAGATCTATTAATCAAAAACCGTCGCAAACTATATCTAGATAAAAAGAGAGTATAGAGGTGTACCCGTTTTGGGTACACCTCTATACTGTGTGCACAGCGTCACCGGAGGA